GTTTAGAGCAGAGTTAGGACGAGAACCTATAGAGGTTCCAGAAGATCCTGAAGACCAAGATCCTGCTAAGTATCCAGAGTGGTTCAATACATACTGGAAGCTCTTTGATGAGCCTGAGAAGCTTATATTGGCTACTGATGAGCCCTATAGTGTTGCGGCCCAGCAGGCTGCTGCATCAAGATCTCTTTCTACAACTTCAGCCCAGTTAGAAACATCTGCCAAGGCTAAGGAAGAAGAAGCTAAGGTAAAAGCAGAGACAGATAAGGAAGCCAAGGTGGCAGTTGCTAAGGCTCGACCAGCACCAACTGTAAAGAAGGACCACTATTTGGCTACTGCCTTTACACAACTTGAACAAGAAACAATGGAGCGGATGGAACAGGGACTTGAAACTCAGGGGGCTTTTGATTATCACTTTCTGCTTTCTCACGCAAGAACCTGGGCTGGCTATGTTTCAGGAAAACTAACCTCTGAAGCTACATCTGAGTTAATCCGTGGCTTTAATGATCAAACTGGATCTCGTGCTAATCAAGCAGTTGATATTCTTAGAAGAGGGCGCGACACAATAGCCGATCGTATCCAGAGAGTAGTTGATAGATTGGCTACACAAACAATCCAGTTAATCCAACGTCGCATTGACGTAAATGCCCGAGATGTTACACTTCAAGAAGTACGCCATATTTGTAGAACAGAAGCTCGTGTAGCCTTTGAAGCAACAAGATATCGAGCCAGCTTTATTTATGATGTAGAGGTTCGCAAGGCCTACAACTATGGTAAAATATTAGGGCTACAGCTAATGGATAATATAGCAGTTCAAGTTAATCCAGAAGTTGGTGCTTGTGATCGTTGTCGCACAGCAGCAGAAAGGGTAAATATGGTTAGATTTATGGGTATGGATGAGGTTGTACCACTCCACCCTGGTTGCAAATGTGGGATGCGCATCATTCACATTAAGGATGAATAATGGCTAACTCAATACGCTTTTTCGACAATATGGTTTTTGCTGCACCTCAAGTATCTGATGAGGTTAAAGATCTCTTTATGCAGCAGGGGCAAACTGCCGGTCAAGGATTACGGGTTCGTTTGGCTGCTACTCACGCTGGCCGTATAACTCGGAATAATAGCTTCTATCCACCTCATCGAGTAAGATCAAGTGCTTCAACCTGGACTGAGCCATATCCAAAACCTATTCTGATCCATCACGACGATAGTGGTGAACCTATTGGGCGTGTCTATTCTGCTACTTATGTGGATACTTCAAATGGATTTAGAGATTCCTATAAGAAGGTAAAGGATAGCGCGGCCCCGATCAGTGATATACTACTGGATGCCTTTTTGAGTGGGAAACTTTCTAAGAAGGAAACCATCCAGGTCGCGGCCGATTACTTTATAAACAATGATCAAATCAACCAAGATCCTACCTTTAATGGATTAGGTTATATAGAACTAATAGTAGACATTACAGATCCAGAAGCAATCAAGAAGATCCTTGATCGTAGATATATGACTGGATCAATCGGTGCTTCCAGTAATAGCGCTACTTGTTCTATCTGTAAGACAGACTGGGCTGATGAGGATGGTCCCTGCGAACACCGCCCGGGGCGTATGTATGATGGTGAGAAGTGTGTATTAATCCCTGGCGAACTGATTTATGATGAGTATTCGTTTGTTAATAAGCCAGCCGATACTCTTTCAAGGGTTCTTGAAATAACAAACTGCGCGGGTGTTCGTGACTCTGTCGCAGTAGATTTTGGGGATCAGAAAGAGAGAGAGGTTATTCTTATTTGTGATAGTATCTCTGAGGAGGATGTTTCTATGAAGGTTCTTAAGTTAGAAGACGCTGTTGCTCTATTGCGAAAGCAGAATGAGCAACTTGGAGAACTCGAAGCTGGCCCGATGGCGCAAAAAGTTTTGGACTATATTACACAGGAAAAACTACTTGAAGGCGAAAAGGTTAATGTTGAGGAAGTATTCCTTGCTAATATAGACAAGGTACTAAAGGAGAGCGCCGCGCCCCCTTCCACTCCTCCTGTTGTAGATCCAGTAAAGGCATTCTTTGGAGAAGACTATGATGAGTTAGTAGGTGACGATCCAGCGGGTCGTGAATATGTTGAATCTCTCTATGCCTTAGTCGAAGAAGCTACTACTGACGAAGAGCGTCGCATCCTTACCCAAATGGTTATGGATGCGAAACTCAGTGCCAAGAAGCGGAAAGGTATGTCTGGTTCTACCTTCTGTGGTCCCGAGCGTTCCTTCCCTGTAAATGACTGTGCCCATTATAGCGCAGCTAAGCGTCTACTTGGTCGCTATAAAGGACCTGGGGACAAGGATCGTATTCTTGCCTGTATCGAGCGCAAAGGGAAGCGTCTTGGATGTGGTGGGGATACAAAGAGTAAGGACTCTGTAAATGTGGGTCAGTTTACTACTGACTATTTTGATGCCTTTACCGATGAGGAACTTACTCAGCTACGCGTAGGCCTGGGTCTTGCTCTTGCAGAAAGAGGAGTTCAGGTAGAAGATAGTTCAGCTACATCTCTTAAGGAGATGCAAGAGAAACTACAGGTTGCAGAGGGTCATATTGGGGAACTACAGAGTGACATCGAAAACCTAAATGATAGTCTGGCCGCTTCTGTAGAAGACCTAAGAAATCAGAAGATTGCACGAATAGCTGATTATAAAAGACTATCTGGTGAAACAGTAGAACTAACTGATCTTGTTACTCATTTTAGTACAAAAACTGTTGAAGAGTGCGACACAGTACTAAAAGATTGTATTGGCAGTATTGACTGCGTGGAAATATTTGAGAAAATAAAAAGTGGATTAGCAAAGCAACCTGAAGGAACAGTTGCAGATCCAACACTGATTCAGAATAATACACCAGCACCGGATACAAAAGAATACGATATTGCTCAAGTCAGAATGGTCTATGAAAGATGGATTGAAGAGAGACTGTCTCGTGGACCAGTAGCTGCAGAGCAACTTCTTGAGATGGCAAAACGAAGAGGATTGATTCCAAGAAATAATCCTTTTCAAGTGATTGAGGATGTTCAGTCCTAATTAGGAGGATACTTAAATGTCTTTTAATGCAGTCGGACAGTACAGTGGCAACCATAAGCCCTGGGATCACGTAGGCAATATTCTACCTGATATCGAACACTGTGAAGGAGAGCGTCCTTCATATGAGTTCCAGCCTGCCAAGTGGCTTCCCGTTCAGTTCTGGGACAAGCACTATGAGAACTGGAATGTTATTATGCCTGGCAAGATCGTTGGTCTTGACCAAGATGGCTATGTAATGCCTGCTGAGTATTGTGCTGGTATTGTAACTGGAACAACTGTTGCCTACACCGCGAGCGACGTTACTGCCGGAACAGTTGATATTACAACTGGAGTAGCTGTTACGACTCCAGTAACTCGTACTCTGGCTGGTATTGACGGTTCTTCACTGCACTTTATGGGTCGTCAAGGTATTGCTTGGGGTCCAAGTGATTATGCCATTGGTGTTGCTCCCTATGCTTATCTACAGCATCCGGGTGGAGACGCATCAAATCCGGCAAACTTCACTTTCCATAACTACAATATGCAGCATCAGGTAGCGGTCCTTTGTGACTATGTCATCAAGCTCCCGCTTGTTCCTGGAAAGGCTACAACCGAGGCTCTTGGGGGCACTTGGACCAACTCATCTATTACCATTGGTACCACAGATGGTTGGCGCACTCGTACCTACATTCAAGCAACTGCTCGGTATGACAAGTCCACTGGTCTCTATCCTTGCTTGGATACTTATCCAGTAGCTGCAAATCCACTTAACTATTTCCCTGTGTCGACCAACACTTCACGGACAGCTCTTGTTTGCTCCTCAACTACCCTGTTGGTAAATGAGCGCACTTCAATGGCCGCCATCACTGCTGCTGGTGACTACTGGATGGATACGGAAGCGGGCGTACTGTTTGTATATAGCTCTGGTGGAAGCTCCCTGCCTGTATCTGGGGCAACTACACTAACCTATTACCACTACGCTGCGGTTCCTTCAGTTCTTAGCAAGTTTGGTTGTGTTCTTGCTAATACTACTGAACTACTGCCTGGTGACTTCCTGGTATGCACGACAGGTTCTAACTGGACTCGTGTAGCTTCTCCAGGTCCTTCTGCGACAAATGCGAACTTCGCAAATGCACTCGGACAGGTACTGGCTGTTTATGCTGAGCCACGAGACTATCTCGAGCGTGTTCGTACTGCCTATTCTTCATTGAATACTGACTCTTCAGGTTCTATGGCTGGTGGAGTTGCAGGTAGTTCAGCTCTAAATCTGGGTCAGATGGATCAGATGCCAGGTACTGCTACTGGTGGAGTAAGTGCCCTGGTACACTACGCGGGCGCAGGTGACCTCGTAGTACTTATCAACCTGATTAACCGATAACCGGTTTTATAGGAGGAGTTGTATAATGCGTAAGCCAGTTGAAATCAAGGATGCCCTGGAGCTCCAGCGTCTATGGAATAACAGTGGTGTTGATCCTCTTTCTCGAGAGAGGGTAAGCCTTACTGATGCATTGAGTGTACCTAATGCTCCTATGCTGTTTCCAAAGGTTATTTCTAATATTGTAAAGGAAGCGGCCGAGCCCCTACTGGTAGGCACCAGTCTCCTACAGAGGATTAACTATGCCTACGGTCAGACTATTACCTTCCCAGCTGTTGGCGCTATGTATGCTGCGGACATCGCTGAGGGGCAAGAGTATCCAGAGCGGAGTCTCGCTATGGGTGGGGCAACCGTAACCGCTAACATCGGGAAGTCCGGTGTTGCTGTAAAGGTTACGGATGAGATGATTCGATACTCTCAGTTTGATGTAATCGGAATGCATCTCCGTGCTGCAGGTCGGGCACTTGCTCGTCACAAAGAGCAGAAGATTTTCAACTACATTCGCGCAATGGGTTCGTGTGTATTTGATAACCTCAATCCTACTCTATCATCGAATGGTGTTTGCACAGGCCGTAATATGGCCGGCAGCCCCAACGGTGCGGTAACAATGGATGATGTCTTTGATACTTTTGCACAGATCATCACCCAGGGCTTTATGCCAAATACCCTTCTGATGCATCCTCTGGCTTGGGCAATGTTTGTAAAGGACGCCCAACTACGAGCCTTCGCACTTGCATCAGGTGGCGGAACTTTCTTCGCTACTTGGACTGGCAATCCCTCAGGTCGTGCTCCCTGGGACAATTCAAGCCAAGGCGGCCTGGGTATGTCTTCAGGCCAGAATATCCTTCCCGGTCAGGTTGGTGGAGGGGCTTCTGGTGGACACGGCGATGCTCCTCACGGATTAGGTGCATCTGAGCTACTGGATCACCCCCAGACCCTTACGAGTGCTCCTACTCTACCCAGCTATCTCGGGATGCCTTTCCGGATTATCGTGTCTCCGTTTGTGGCCTTTGATCCACGCCGGAAACTAACTGACATCTATATGTTCGATAGTTCAGAACTTGGTGCTCTCATTGTAGCCGAGGATCTTACTACTGAAGAGTTCAGGGATCCCAAGGTAGATATGCTCAAGATCAAGCTACGCGAACGATACGGATTGGCGATTTTCAATGAAGGCCAGGCCATTGGCAAGCTGTGCAATGTCCACCTCGTCCCGAACGAAATCGCACTACCAGTTACTGCTTCTATCGATGTATCTGGTAACCTTGGCACTATTTCACCGACTGCGAGCCTGGGTCTATAGACAAAGTTAAATAGAGATTGACCTTGAATAGCCCTTCAGTGTAAACTGAGGGCTATTCGTTTATCTGCCATAGGAGATAATATGTGGATTAGTCTTTCAAAGACGGCGACTATGTGGTTTCTTGGAGATCCAAAGAATATTAAGATCAGTCTTAACTTTAAAGAAAAAGGCCCGGTTGAAGTTGATTTCTTGGCACTACCTCTAAGCGAACAGCAACAGATACTTCTTTCTCTACAGCAAGGTACGATTACATCTGATACTGCCTTCCAGGACCTACTGGCTCACTTCCGAAAACAACAAGAGAAGGAAGCACCGAAGCCAGTTGCTCCTGTTGTTCAGAAGGTAGATGAGAAAGAGAAAGAACTGGAAGCAATCAAGGCTGCAGCTCAAGAAAGACAAAATCAGATTGAAAAGAAATGTAAGAAGATGGCTAAGCAGAGTATGAGGGCCCTACAGACTTCTATCAAGAAGGAGCGAGATGTAAAGGTACTACGCTCTTTTATGGAAGTGGAAAAGGCAAACAAGGATAGAGAAACCATTCTTAGACTTTTAGAAACTAGGATTAGAGAGTGTCAGAAAGAAGTTGTCCTCGAGATAGAAGCGGAGGAAAAGAATAAGCCACTTGCATATATTATCCCAGAAGCGACTTTTCCCGGAGATGTGATAGAATCGGATCAGACAGAGATCACCCTAACCGTTGAGCAGCTGCAGGCGCTGGCTGCCGGGAAAGGATTAGGTGGTGAGTAGTATTTGGCTTCTATTGCATCAATCGTTGATTTAATCCACCCTACCGAATCCGGTATAGGGATTATTCTATCTGATCAAGTTTGGGTTCTCTTTGATCGAGAGATCGATGAGCAATCTGTATCCGCTGGTAACTTCTTTGTTGCTGGGCCGGATTTTGATACTTGGTCAGGGCCTGACTATGGCGTAGCCTTAGACTATGAAAGTATTGGTAGTGAAGAAGAAGTTCTTCAGTCTCCAGGCTATCACGGCATCGTACAGGGGGATTTCTCTTTTGAGAAAATTTCTCTTACTGATGCATCTGTAGCCTTTACTGGTACTGATACACTTGGCGCGGGCGATCTTTATAGAACTAAAATAATCTTTACCCCTACAGAACGATTTGCTCCAGATACTGAATACCAGGTATATCTAACTGGTGATGAAGATCTAACAGATACATTAAATACAGGTATTTCTCAAAGAACTACATTCGATCCAGTGGCTGTCTCTGGAAATATCACAACTGCCGAGCCTACCTTTACAGGACCATATACCGGTGATGTAGTAGATACTTTTAATATTGAGATTACTACTACTGGAATAGTTGGTACTGCAAGATTTACTTTCTATAAGAATACAACTCCTTCTTCCCTTATAGGACCTATAAAGGTAAAAAAGAGCGCGACCCTTCTATCAGATGGGGTCTCTGTTTCTTTCGAAGACGGTACTTACTCCCTGGGAGACGCCTGGACTTGCCGAGTAGAACCTCAGGTTACTTTTAGTGGTAACCTGATTTGGCCGTTCCGAACTGGTAGTGGAAGTATTCTTACACTTCCAACAACTGCAGCAACAACGGTTCTTGGTGATGCTATTGAAGGCACCACTTCAACCAGCAGCAGTACTTTCTCCGTAGAGAGCACCTTGCCGGCCGATGAAACTTCCCATTTGACTATTCCTGAAGCTGAATATGAGATACAAGTTACATTCTCTGATGATATAGATGCAGCTACTGTAGCATCTGGTGTAGCTGTTATTGTGGAGACTGAATCAGTTAATGGTGATACTTCTATTGATGCAGAGGGTGTTGTTCCAGCAGCTCCTACTGTAAGTGGCAATATTCTCACTATCACAGTAGCCTCTGGCGTTTTATTGGACAATAACCTCGTAACAATCACCTTAGATAGTGCTATTGCATCTACGGCTGGTGTAGAACTGGGCTCAGACTATGAGTTCTGGTTTACAACTACATATAGCCCCTATTATTGTACCCTTCGAAAGATGCAGTTGGATATTGGTAGCTTCATTACATCCGTACCTGATGACACTGTTAATCTGGCAATCTTCGAGGCTTCTCTGGAAGCAGATGCTCTTTCTTGGGCTACAACCACAATCACCAGTGGCTATTTTGAGTTTGTAAGAAGTAGGTATGCCTGTTGTAAGGCCGCCGAAACCCTTTTAATGAATACAGTACTTGGGGGTTCTAATAATCTCAAATCTAAGAAGCTTGGTGACCTCTCTGTTGAATATGGGGCAAGTGGTGCTGGGGATGCTCTTAATAGGGCTCTTGCGTGTCTTGAGCGATTCGAACTTGCCCTACACGCTGGCGGCTACGAAGTTCAAATACCCGCAATGGTAGTCAAAGGAGAGTGGGATCCTGATAGACCTAAGACAGGAAGAGGATGGACTCACAACGAGGCAAGGATGCCTGTTGCCAATACCAGATACAAGGACCCAGTGAGAAGTAGGAGATATACAAATACCTATTACACCCCACGAAGAGGCAAGAGCCGGTATGACACGTAATCTATGGAGAACTGGTATTCCAAGTGTAAACTATTATGGTTCCGGAATTAACACTGGAACAGAGCCAGATATGCGACAAGAGCTGACTAATACTCTTGATGGCAGTTGGCCAGAAGTAGCCAAGGGA